AACGCCATACAAGTCGATAACGTATTGATCGACGCAGGACTCAAAGTTGACAGTGACGCCGAGTGGTTGGTGATTACACACGCACACATCGACCATATTCGCCATATAACCCACCATATTGAGCGTGTAAAGCATTTTTATGCACCGAGTGACGTATTACAGTCTATTTACGATAAAACGATCAAATGGAGCAATAAACGGCAAAATACGTTATATGACAACATCGAGAGTAAGTTAACTGAACTACCGACTTGGATTAAAGACTTCGAGTTAAACCATGATATTCCGTGCGTGGGATACATGATAAACGATTACGTGCACATCACTGACACAGCTGAGTTTGACATACCTGACTTTATTAGGCACAAAGGCTTTTACACGATAGAGAGCAACTATGATGACGTAGAATTAGACTTATCTGGGCGACCGCTTGAATTAATCGAGCGCATACGTAAAACCCATCTATCAAACGAGCAAGCCATACAGTTAGCCGTAGAGTTAGGCGCAAACCAAGTCATGTTCGTGCACTTGTCCGATGAAACCAATTCACCGCAGTTAGCAGAGATTACACACACGTTATTTGCTCCAAACACACTTAAAAAATATCCTTTTGGGGAGGAAATCTATGGTTTATGAGTTTTATACATTTAGCAAACATAACAAAGACTTACACATACACACTTGGGAATACAGCCACCGCAACGATGACGGACTTGATGTTTACTACTGTGAGGCACACGATAAAGAAACCACAGTCGTGCCGTATGACAATGAGGACGAGTTCGCCAAAGAAAACGATGTATTTTTAAACATAATAGACATTGTATTAGACGAAACACCTGTGTTTGAGATTGATTTAGTCGATTGGGCTACCGATGAATAAAATAGTCCATGATATTGACAAAAAGTTAGTCCACCTTTATCCACTCGGTGATTTCCACATAGGGTCAAGCCATTACAAAGAGTCCGAGTTAATAGATTGGGTAGAGGTTATCAAAAACGATAAACACGCAGTCGCAGTCATACACGGTGACATTATAAACAACGCTATTAAGACGAGTGTCAGCGACATATACGATGAGCAATTAAACCCAGAGCAGTCCATTGATCGAGCCGTTGAGATTATCGAGCCAATCAAAGACAAGATTATCGGTATCACATCAGGCAACCACGAGGACAGGACGTATAAAATCACAGGCATTGACGTGATGAAAAACTTTGCCTACCGATTAGGACTCGCCGATAAATACCACCCAATCAGCAACTTGATATTCTTACAATGGGGGGACAATAACAAACGAGGTGGTAAACGCACACCGATATGCACGACCATTTACATGACTCACGGTAGTGGTGGTGGGCGAACCATCGGAGCAAAAGCCAACCAAGTTGCACGACTTGCAAACATGATAGACGCTGACATTTACGTGCATGGGCACACACACAGTCCCATCGTGATGAAAGAAAACTACATTGCCGTGCACAAAACCAACAAAGGCATTAAAGAAAAGCAACGACTCTTTATCAACACAAACAGCACGGAAGGCTTTGGAAACTATGGTGAACGCTATAAACTAACACCGACCAACCGTGACTTTATAAAGGTTGAGTTAAGACAGATTAACACTAAACGTCACACGATCAAAGCCACGCTATGACCAAACACGAGTATTTAGACGGCATTACCGATATGTTTATCAGCACCGTGCAATGGTATGAGATTGAGCCAACCGAGCAACGCAAAGATAAATTAGACGACATTATGGACGCAGCCGAACATATAGACGCATGGGCAGAGTTTTGTGCCATGTTAGACAATAAAAATTATGAAATTGAAAAAACATTGAAAGGATTAAAGTTATGGAAATAGATTTTAATAAGTTGATAGATTTATGGAGAGAAAAGAACTACACCGCATATGTTAGATCCCTGCAAGACACATGGTTTATTAATTGGGACGATAAAAAGTCTGTGTCGTTCAAAGTAATAGATGACAAGGTTGAGTATCAAATCGCAAACTTCAAGCCAACCGCCCAAGAGATTGAGGACATCAGGTTTACAGCCGAAGCGATTGAGTCCGAGCACCATTTGCATAAGTTAGGCACAGAAGCAACACACGTTAAAAATCACTTGGCTAAAAACGCATAAGAGCATGATATAATGCAAGAGTAGTAGGGGCTTCCCCTTTCACCTTGCTACATCCCTTGTTCTCCCTTCCTTGAAAAGACTCACATTACTGTGGGTTTTTTCTTTTTAACAAATAAAACTTGACTATTACGCATACCCTATGGGGTATACTATATATGATTATAAGTGGCTATGCACTGATACATAGGTATAGTTGCCCAGACTATAAAATATGGGGTTGATGATATGAAAGACGAAAGAGATGCCGTCATTTTAGCAATGATAGAGGACGGACACTCACAAAGATACATCGCTGACAAAATGGGAATGAGTAAAGCCAATGTCGCACGCATTGTGAAACGGTTAAAAGATAACGAGTTATCACCGTATGCGATGAAAATCCTTGAAGCGATGAAAGCCGACCGTAAGAAAAACGAAGCACGCATGATGGAATTGATCGAGTCAAGCCATTACTTTCACACGGTTGAAAGAGCCATTGCTAAACTAACCGATGAAAACATGAATGATGAAATTGCCCAACGTGGAATTGGCAACATTTATAAGTTAGTCGGAACGTTTATTGATAAATCCACGAACTATGAGAACCTGAAACTAAAACGTGAGCAAGTGGCATTACAAACCAAGCAATTAGAGATTAAAGAGAAAGAGTTAGAGTTAAGACTCACGAACCCAGAAGCCTTCCATGAAGTCCACATCATAAATGACGCACCTGAAACACCTGATGTCCGTCCGAATTAGTGATTTAGTCGCTGTTCCGCACCTTGACTACTTTAACAGTGACAAACTACATCAAATCGATCACGGTGGACGTGGGGGATACAAGAGCAGTAAAAACAGCATAAAGATAGCGTTAAAAATGCTTCAAGACCCAACGTGTGAAGTCGTAGTGGTTAGACAAGATTACACCGACCACAAAGATAGCACATTTAGACAGTTGATATGGGCATTCGATATGTTAGGGGCAAAACTGCAAGAAGGGGTTAACTACCCACGAGGCAATGACCTATGGATTAAGTTAGCACATGGCAATTACGTTCACTTTAAGCAAGCCAAAGAATTAGACAAGATAAAAGGGACGATGCCAAATGACCCAACGACCAATGACATCAAGATAGTATGGATGTTTGAGATTACACAGTTCAAAAACAGTAGTGTGATAAACGAAATAGTTGCAACGTTCGCACGTAAAGACAAAGACTACCTACACTTCCTATACGAATACAACGATCACGCTAAACTTTCCCATTGGACGTATAAGTGGGTTAAGCAAATGCAACAGAGTGATGACGCATACATTAAGAAGGTTAACTATAATGACGCACCAGAGTGGCAACAAAAGAAGTTTTTAGGACACATCGCCCTTAAAGAGATAGAACGGATTAAGCAAGTTGACCCTGAACAATACAAGAACACCTATCTTGGACTCCCTGCTAACTTGGCAGGCTCCGTTTATAAACAGTTTGATAGAAACACACACATAAAAAACCCTACTTACGATTACGCTGATGTATGGGTAGGGGTAGACTTTGGTGGCAATGACGCAACAGCATTTACCGCCACAGGGTTAGTCAAGAACTATAAAGGCATTGAAGTGTTTGACACGTATTATCACAAGAACGGTGAGTCAGGCATTAAAAACATCAACCAATACACACACGATCTGATACAGTTTTGCCATAAGGTATACAATAAAACGCAAAAGACCATATCGGTATACATCGACCCTGCAAACTTAACCTTTAAGCAATTAGTGCAAGAGGAAACGTATAAGCAAGAAAACAAGTTTATATTTGTTGAGTCATTTATGAAACGCAGTAGTGATAAAAACAAGTCAAGCGTGCAAGAACGCATAGACATCACCGAGTTAATGTTTGGCGCACAGTTTATTACCATTACACCTGACGCCGTTAAACTTATAGACGCCATCGAGCAAGCCGAGTATAACAATAAAAACGAACGTGCCGATGATGGACGCAGCGATATAGACAGTTTAGACTCATTCGAATATAGTTGGCTAAAAGAAAAGAAATTGATTAAAGAAATTATCTTGGGGGCATAGATGGAACAACACAAAATCAAACAACTTACCACACTATTTAGGAAAAAAGGATACAACCCTGTTTACGGCACGATTTATGACCAACAGCAAAAGTGGTTGTCATGGTATCGTGGTGAAGTTAACGACTTTCACTTCTATGATATTAAGACTGTCAATGGGTTAAAAGTTGGAAAACGCAAGATGTCCCTTAACATGGCTAAAAAGGTTGCAGAGGATTGGCAAAGCCTACTGTTTAACGAACGAGTCAAGTTAACCGCCAGTGATGAACGAGCGCAAGAAGTGTTAGATAACATATTTACCATGAACCAATTTACAGAGGAAATGACCAATTTTATCGAGTTATCCTTTGTGTTCGGCACAGGTGTGATCGTTGAGTATTTAGAAAACAGCGAAGTTAAATTAGATTTCATATACGGCGATAACATTATCCCATTGTCACACCGCAATAAACACATTACAGAGATTGCCACCGTTCAAGAGTTCCAAATGGACGGACACTACTTCACCCATGTCACCTTCCACTTATTAGATGATGGCATATACCGAGTCGAGCATGAACTGTATAAGAGTAAGCAACGCACATACTTGGGCAACCCTGTGGGACTTAACGTAGTATTTAACGAGCATGAGTTATCTCACTTGGTCGAAGGGTATTACATTGAGTATGAAACACCGACACCGTTTTTCCAAGTGTTCAAGCCTGCGGTGGTTAACAATTACGAAGTCAACAGTCCAATGGGGATTAGTCCATTCGGCAATAGTATCAGTTTGTTAGAAGCCATCGATGAGGAGTTTAACGGACTATACACGGAAGTCAAGTTATCACGTAAACGTCTACTCGTAAACAGTGAAGCCACTAAAACCCAAGTGGTTAAAGATAAAGACGGACAAGGCAACATCAACATTAGGACAGTCAGTTATTTTGACACTGATGAGGAGATATTTCAATCAATCCCAATGGACGAGTCAATACCGTTCAAAGAGTTCGCACCGAATTATAACAGCCAAC